GGAAACATCATCAACAAGTTCATTGCTTCACGGGGTGTGAATTTAATATCGGGTCTTGTAAATCTGTATGATCCTAAGAGTGAATCTTGATAAATACCAATAATAGGGGAGTTTGAAGAAGGGCTAATCATTTGATAAGGAATTGCTGCTAGGTGTTTCAATTCTGTTTCTGCTAATACGCTTTGTGCCATGTGCATATTCATCTCCGATGAATTTTATTGGCTTTTTGCCACCTGATCTTTCGAGTCAGGATTGGACTATACCTTGTGCCTTATCTGGTTGGTTAAACCATCATTTAAGACTCGTAACCATCTAGTCTCTGAACCTTCTCCGTACTCTTACCATAACGAGATTAGGAGCTTGGCTGCTGATCGTCCAATACTTCACCGGTTTTACCATTGGGATCGGTCATTACCCGAGTTCCCTCATCTGATGTTTCCAACAATGAGGTGGTCTGTGAAGTCTCTAAGGAGTTTCCAGCAATTTGATCACGTTGCCAAATAATTAATTCTTTAATAAATGTTCTAGCTCTTTCTTTAATATCTTCGATATTTTCTGATCTTCCGACAAATGAGGTTTCGATTTTGTTTATAATAATAACAATATATTCGGATTGTGTTTTATTAATTTTTCTTACACGAATATATTGTTCTATTTTAGATTCATCTACAGTAACATCTTTAAATCGGTCAAACTTTTGTTTTAAATGTTGAATCTGAGATCTAAAACTCATTTTATTTCGATAATCATCGTTCTTAAATGCTTCTTTTAGTCTCTCAGAAATCAACTTTTTTGTTTCGTCACTTTTTTTTAAACTCTTTTTTTCCTTAGCTTCAGGTTTGACAAGTTTGGATTTATCTAAGATGATTTTTTCACATCTTAGATTTGCACCTCTTTGACCTCCATCTGTAAGGTTATAGCCATTTGGATATTTAGTATCAAATTCTAAAATATATTTCGATTCATTTTCATCTAATTCTTCTATTTTGCATTCTAGAAGTTTGGTGCAGATGAAATTTGTCGAACCATATTTCAGAATTGAAGAATTTAAGTACCAGCTTTGATTCTTTTTGTTAGAATTCGCTTCATTGATATGATCCTTAAATCTGCCTAAATATCCAAATGGCCTGTATTTTGAGTGATTTAATCTGTGACTTCTAGTTTGACCGATATAACATTTATTTGTTACTGTATTTGTAATCTTATATATTTCACCAATAACCTTATCAAATTCGTCGGAATTTAAAATCATTTAAAATATTCGAAGATATTATTTCAGCGTAGAACTATTTATATTATTTTGAGAATTAATTATTTGACTATACGGTTATATTATTTCAAAGCACTATGCAGCCAATACTTTGAAATAGGAGTAATTACACTGTTTTCCCAACTAAGTTTTTACTCCAACTTAGAAGGCAGCCGCATGTTGGAGACAAGATTTATCTCCATCAAAGTCAGCATTGTACGGTTTTGTCGATTGTTTTAAAGATTTCCCTGCATAATTGCAGTCAAACATAGAAATCACCTATTCTTTCGAAATAGGACCAGACTTTACCTTAAGCCTTCATCGGGATTGATTAATTCCCTCAGACCCACTATCGTCAAGTCGTTGAACCTTCCTCATACTCTATCATATCGAGCTTAGAGGCTTGGCTGCGGATCGTCCAATCCCTTGCGTTTTTACCATCGGGTTTGTCTATTAAACAAGATCCCCTATTCAAAGTTTCCAATAATAGGGTGGTAGCAAGGGCTCTAAGGAGGTTCCCGTCATTTTGGTAGTGTTGCATAGCAAGTAAACTTACTACACTAGGGAGTAGCACGCTTTAAACGCTCCCTGTTGCCGACCCAAACCATTAATCGGCTACGTTCATTCTAAAAGTATCCCCAACTTTCATTACCTTTACGATGTGTCCCATCATAGACATTCTATGTAAACTAGGTTGTCTATTAAACAGGACACAATCCCCATCCATCATATGACGATGAACTACATCTCCATCTTCTAATCGAATAGATCCACGATCTACATATCGAAGTGAAATATTCTCCCCGTTACTGCGTTCCAAAATTTTAGCACCCGGATATTCTTCTGGACCATTCTCTACTAATCTCTTCAAAAAGTCGCGATTGCGATCATTCACAACAATCGGTTTGGTAATATTCATAGCAATTTTACGAGGAACACCTAATTGTCGAATAGACAAATTAGGATCACCTGTAATAACGGAACGCGCACTGAAATCCACACGTTTCCCCATCAAATTACCACGAATACGACCATTTTTATGATTAATACGACCCATAATACATTGAAGAGGACGACCAGAACGCTGTGCCATTGGAACTGCACCTTTTACTTTATTATTCACAATCATCGCAATAAAATACTGCAAGACTGTAGTCAAACCCTCAATAACATTTGGAGAAGCATTGTTTGCTACTTTGTCAGCCAAATCGCGGTTTGTTTTTATAATATTACTATAAATATGAGTTAAATCATCTTCACTGCGTTGTTGGGCGTCGTGTTTTACTGAAGGACGAACTGCAGGAGGTGGAACAGGAAGAACTTGACAAACCATCCAATCAGGTCGAGACCAAATTGGACTAAATCCCATAAAATGTACGTCTTCGTCTGAAATGCGCTTGAAAATCTTCAATATGATTTCGGGTGTTAGACGAATACTAATTTTACGTGATTCATCTGCATTTTCAGTATCAATATTTTCCCAAATTGCAAAAAGAGATGCCATACCCTCCATCTTGATCTTGTCAGGTTGCTTGCATCCACATCCGTCTTCAGTACTATCACCACAACGCTTAATTTTCGAAGAAATCGCTGAAACATAATCCCATCTATGTTCGGCATTAATCTCCAAAACATGTTGATGTTGACTTTTGTTTACTAGCAATTTACTGCATTTGAAGCATACACATTTACAAATTTTTATAATTTCACGGATATGTTGAATGAAAAACACAGGACGAGCTAGTTCAATATGACCGAAATAACCAGGAGTATCAATATATGTCAAACCATCTGTAGGGCATATTAGACCAGGTTCTAATACGCCCATTCTCGGATCAAACAACCCTCCAATTACTGGTTTATTATTTATATATGTATCACGAGAGGTAACCTCTACAACCGAATTTTTCCTTATTTCTTCGGGTGATAACATACTAAATTGGATACCAATAATTTTAGAAGGAGGTTTTCCATTATTAGATTTTTGAGACGACATAATGATAATACTATAATATAATAACTATATTTTTTATATCCTTTATTATTTATTTCTTAAATCAATTTTTTCTAGACCTCCCTCTCAGGGAACCTACGGTTCCCCTGAACCCCCTCCCTCTCAGGAGAACCTACTGTTCTTCCTGAACCGTCCTTTTTTGATAATGTTATTTATATTGTATTTGATATTAATCATTAGATTGACATCAGGTTTTTCTATTTAATGGAGGGGTTTCAGGGGGAACCGTAGGTTCCCTTAGTAAAATAAGATAAATATATAAATTATTATTTATTTATATTTTTTAGTATTAGTCAAATTCTAATAAATTATTTACTGTTTTATTATTATTTATACTTTGTAAATTTTGCGTTAAATAATCAATCGTCATTAATTTATTTTGTATTTCTTTCTCTAGTTTGGCTATAATGAGCCTTTGATTTTGAACGGTCGTTTTCAGGTTCTCATTTTCTACATAATAATTTGCTTTATTTAGATTTACATTTGAAAGCCAGTTTTGGTGTGCTTTTGTTTTGATATGTGATGCAAATACACTATGATTTTGGTAAACTTTACCGGGCCTGCTATTACAAGGGCATTTTATACCTCTTGTTATACATGGAATTTTATCAATATAATTACCTAATTCATCAACGCTTGGAGAGTATAGTTCAGGTTCTAGTGTTAATTCCATTTTACAATAATATAAAGCAAATATTTTTATATTATTTTTTATTTAATATTTTTATTAAAGGGAAGAGATTTCACTTCCCTACAAAATTGATTCTAAAAGAATTTTTATAAATTACATAAAAGAATAGTCATATATTATTATAATGTCAAGTAACGCTAAGAATAACAGCATGATTTCTATTGAATCTTCTAAAAATAAAGACGGTAAAAAAAAGGAATCTAAAGAGAATAAACTTAAGAAGAATGACGCTGATTCTGAATCTGATAGTGGTGATGAATCAGATTATGATTCAGATGACTATGAAACTATTTCAGATACTGATTCTTCATATAGACCTCCTACTAAAAAGAAGACCAATAGAAAACGTGTTGTAGATAGCGAAGACGAGGATTCTGAAGATGACGAAGACTCATATGATGAGGACGAATCAGAAGAAGATGATGATTATGACTCAGAAGAAGATAATGATGATGAAGGTCCTATTGATGAAGCAGAACTCCAAAAATATATTTCCCGAATCTTTCCTTCCAAGTATATGAAAGATCGCGCTAATAAATCTAGCAAAAAAAAGGAAGAAAAGAAATTCAGCAAGAAACCCGTTAAAAAAACCGAAAAGAAATCCGAGAAAAGAAAAAGCAAAAAGTTCGACAAAAAATCGGATAAAAAAACAAACAAGAAAAAGAGTAAAAAAGATTCAGAATCAGAAACATCAGAATACGATTTCCAAGATTGCGATGAAGAAATTGATAATGATGTAATCGATAAAAGTCAATATGGATTTATATTTACACTAGATGGTGAAGAAGAAGATGATGAATGCAACTATAATGAAGAAGATGATGCTGATTGTAATAGCGAAGATGAAGAAACTTTTATGAAAGAGAGTTACAAAAAACTTGAGCCAGTTCCAGAAGAAAATACTAAAAAGGATAGGAAATCTAAGAAAGATAAAAAGGATAAAAAAGACAAAAAGAATAAAAAAGATAAAGAAAATGAAGTAGACAATGATCTAACAGATGTCGAACAAGAATACCTAGAATTAGTAGATACTAAAAAAGATTTAGTCGAAGCTTATCGTGCCAAACCTAAAAGTAAAATCCTAAAAGAAGCAATAGAAGATTGTGATGAAACAATTAAAAAATTGGTTAAAAAGGCTCGTACTAAGAATGCCAAGACTTATCATAAACTTATCCATGATGATAAGAAACGCACAAATGAAATCGATTATTTTAAAAAGAAACTTTCTAACAAAGAACAATTACGTGTTATGAAAGATTTGAAAGAAATCAATAAACATATTAATATTGAAAAACCTTATAGACTTACTTTACTAGATACAAAAATGCCTGCTAAATTCAAGGCCATTGCACTTCAAAAACTCAATATTTTGAAAACAATGGAACCTGGTGATAATGAATATTATAAAATCAAAAATTGGGTAGATACTTTTATGCGTATTCCTTTTGGAGTTTATAAAAGTTTGTCTGTAAAAATGGATGATGGTATGGATGTTTGTAATGAATTTATGGAAAATGCCAAGACAACTTTAGATACTTGTACTTATGGTTTAAATGATGCTAAAATGCAAATTATGCAATTTTTAGGTCAATGGATTGCAAATCCTGCATCTTTGGGTTCAGCCATTGCTATTCATGGTCCTATGGGTACAGGTAAAACTTCAATCGTTAAAGAAGGGATTAGTAAGATTTTAGGTCGCGAATTTGCGTTTATTGCATTAGGAGGTGCTGGTGATAGTAGTTTCTTAGAAGGACATTCATATACTTATGAAGGAAGTTCTTGGGGACGTATTTTACAAATAATTATTGATAGTAAATGCATGAATCCTGTCATTTATTTTGATGAGTTAGACAAAATTAGTGATACTCCTCGAGGTGAAGAAATTATTGGTATTTTGACTCATTTAATTGATACTTCTCAAAATAGTCAATATCACGATAAATATTTCTCAGAAATTGATTTTGATTTGAGTAAATGTCTTTTCATATTTAGTTATAATGATGAAAGTAAGGTTAATCCAATCTTGCGTGATCGCATGTATCGTATTCAAACAAAAGGATATGAATCAAAAGAAAAAATAATCATTGCTAGAGATTATTTATTACCAAAAATCAGAGAACAAGTCAATTTTACAGAAGGTGATGTCATTATTCCAGATGATACAGTTCAATATATTGTATCTAGTTCTTATTTGACTAAGAATGAATCAGGAGTTCGTAACTTGAAGCGTTGTTTGGAAATTATTCATACAAAACTCAATCTCTTCCGTTTGGTAAAACCCGAATCCGCGCTTTTTGGAAAAGATATGAAAATGGAAGTTAAGTTTCCTTTTACAGTTACTCGTAAGGATGTTGATATTCTTATTAAAAATGAAGAAGAACAAAATCAGAGTTTGTTGGCTATGTACGTATAAAAATA